GTCGCTATAGCAAAACGTCTTGGAGTACCTTTAGAGGTATACGCCAAGTACAAAGTAAAGGAGCAACAACTCAATGGCTAACGTACAAATTGACAGAGCACCACGCTCTACAGAAACACGCGAAAAAGAAGTTCGTCCAGTATCATGGAAACCTGCGCATGATTTGCCAGCTCCAGACCCACAAGATGGCTACGTGTTTCACTGGAAAAGAGTTTCTATGATGGGGGTGCCTGATCCAGCGAATATGGCTAAGGCCAAACGCGAGGGGTGGATACCTTGTCAAGCGGAAGATCATCCTGAGTTATTGTCTGACTTTGCTGCCTTTGGTTTAAAACCCCAAGGGTTGATTGAAATTGGTGGACTTGTTTTGTGTAAGACTACTGTCGAGAACTCAAACTCTCGTAAAGAGTATTATGCTAATATGTCCAGAGCGTCTGTGGAGTCTGTTGATAACAACTTCTTGCGCGAAAATGATCCTCGGATGCCCCTTTTCTCTGAAAAAGCATCTAAAGTGTCTTTTGGTCGCGGTTCCTAAATAATTAGGGCCGTGTTGAATCTTATTTAGGAGTTTTTTATGGCATATCCTAGCAACGTCGGTCCCTACGGTTTTCTACCGAATACCTTAGAAGGCTTTCAGCCTTACGCTGGTGCAACTCGGTATTTACCGATTGCGTCTGGCTACGCAAAAAATATTGGTTATGGCGACCCTGTGTCTCTATTAGCTGATGGTACTATCGCACGTGTAGATTCATCTACTGGAGCTAAAACTGCTTGGGCTATTAACCCAATCGGTATCTTCTTAGGTTGCTCTTACACTAGCCCAACTTTAAAATACAAAGTTTTCTCACAATACTGGCCTACTGGAACTTCTGCTTCTGATGCCGTTGCTATTGTTGCTGACGACCCACAAATTTTAATGAAGGTTAATTTGACTAATGCTGGTACAGCTTACACTTCTGGTGCTGCTACTCTAGCTGATGTTGGTCAAAACATTGGTTACTTCATTCCTACTAACTCAGGTTCTATTGTTGATGGCGTTAATACTGCTACTGGTAACAGCGCCATTTCAGTTGATTTGGCTTCTAAAAACACTACTGCAACACTGCCTTTGCGCATTGTTAGTATGGTTCAAGAAACTGCATTATCTGACGGTACGTTTGTAGAAGCTTTCGTAGCTTATACAGCACCAACAATGACTGCGGCTGTGACTCAATCAGGTACTACTCCATTTGCTGTTTCAGCTGTGGCTATTACTGTCGTTGGTGGTCACGCATATCGCAACCCTGTCGGCATTTAAGGAGTTTAACTAATGGCTGCTATTTCACGCGCGCAACTACTAAAAGAACTACTTCCCGGTCTTAACGCTCTGTTCGGTTTAGAATATGATCGTTATGGTGAGAAGTATAAAGAAATCTTCGAAACTGAATCATCTGATCGTTCTTTCGAAGAAGAACAAAAACTGTCTGGCTTTGGTGCCGCTGCGGTTAAAAACGAAGGCTCAGGTATTACGTATGACAATGCGCAAGAAGCTTGGTCTACTCGCTACACCCACGAAACTATCGCTCTGGGCTTTTCTTTAACTGAAGAAGCTATTGAAGATAACTTGTATGACTCATTGTCTGCTCGTTATACAAAAGCATTGGCTCGCGCTATGGCGTACACCAAAGAAGTTAAAGGCGCTGCTGTACTAAACAATGCATTCAACTCCAACTATACTGGTGGTGACGGCAAATCTTTATGTAACAGTGCACATCCTTTAGTTTATGGCTCAACAATTTCTAACGTACCATCTACACCAGCTGATTTGAACGAAACTTCATTGGAAAATGCGGTTATTCAAATTGCCTTGTGGACTGACGAACGTGGTTTATTGATTGCTGCTAAACCTAAAAAATTGGTTCTACCTCCTGCATTACAATTCGTAGCAACTCGTTTGTTAGAAACTGAATTGCGTGTTGGTACAACTGACAATGATGTGAACGCTCTTAAGAACAACGGTTCAATTCCCGGCGGCTATACTGTTAACCCATGGTTGACTGATACAAATGCTTGGTTCTTGTTAACTGACGTTCCAAACGGTCTGAAACATTTCGTTAGAACTCCATTAGCTACATCAATGGATTCGGACTTTGACACCGGAAACTCTAGGTACAAGGCCCGTGAACGTTATTCTTTCGGTTTTAGTGATCCTTTAGGTGTTTTTGGTTCAGCTGGTTCAGCTTAATTTATTAAGATAAATCAGTAACTTAGAGTAAATTAAGGGCTTTTTCGGAGGCCCTTTTTATAAATTTTATTGGGGGGCACATGCCAATACCTTTAAACACTGCTCGTGGGATAATGTCGGCAGTCCCATCAGAAACATATATAAAGGACACAACTGAAAAAGGAATAGATGCTCTTAGGGGGATAATAGGTGTGCCGACTAATGCTGAATTAAAAACCAAAGCACTTGAACAAGCTAAGCAAAAGTTGTATCAAAAACAACAGGAACAATTACCAAGGCATTTAGAAGGGTTTGCACCTGAAACTATCCCAAAAGAATATTGGTTAAACGAAACAGATGCTCCAAATACAGATAAAATGCGGGTTCCTGCGTATAGGGCTGGTTTGAAACCCAAAGATACTGATCCAAAAACAGGGCTAGAAACATTGCCTATGAGGGGCAAGGATATAAATGACCCGTCTCTTCATGGGGTATATAACCCTAATGTTAGTGGAAGTTGGAAACAAACTAACAAAAAGACAGACCCGTATTTACCTATGTCACAACTATATGCTAGAGCTAGGTCAATGAAAGCTGCCGAACATTTAGGTATCCCTCAATTAACCCCCGAAGAATTAGCAGGTCTTGTATTGCAAGAAGGTGGGGCAGGTATGGGAGGAGGTATTGTGTATGGAGGTAACCCAAAAGAAGATAAAATATACAACATGTTAAAAGAACATGGGATTAATGTTGACAATGCTGGGTTTTTAACTCAAATGAAAACTAAATATGACTTAGCTAAACGGTTAAAAAAACCTTTTGGTGAACTATGGAATGGTACAGGTAAAAATTGGGCAGGAACATCGGGCGCACAGTACGCTAAAAATTTAGAAAAACAAATAAATGCAGCTAAACACCCTAAAAATAAACAGCTTATGGATTTAATTCATATGGGTTTAGCTCATGGAGAGGCGTATCCACACAAAAAACCTATGCCAAAAGGAACTCCAAAGCATGATTTATCTAATGATTATAAATAAACTTGCAAGACTAAATAAACTGTAGTATAAGTACTTCATACCGGGGAATAATCCGGCCTAGTAGACAGCCCCCGCTGACGCATAGAAGACTACTAGGCTTAGACTTTCTATGAAGGAAACTAAAATGGCATTTACTACATTTTCAGGCCCAGTCCGTACAGGTACTGTTAAAGATACTACTGGCACCGTTCCGGGTTATATTGATAACACAGGTGTTGTTGTTTTATTACAAGCGGCAGCTCTTCCAGCCACTGCGGGCACTACTACTGTTGCGGTTCTCCCTGCGGGCTCTCAAATCATTGACATACAAGTAGACACAACTACTGTATTCAACTCAGCTACTACTCTTGTTATTGGTGACGGTACTACTGCTAACAAATTCGTTACTTCTACTACTATTACAACTGCTGGTCGTGACGATACTTCAGCTACTAAACAATGGCTTCAGTTCATAAACATCGGTACTACTGATGTTGCTATCGTAGCTACTACTGCTGGTTCAGCTGCAACTGGCGCTGCATGGGTTACTGTTACTTATGCACAAAAAACATCTAGTGGTGCTCAAGATCCTGCTTCTGCATAAGAAATAGGTAGGTAGCTTGTGGAACATCAAAGAGCTTCAGATCCAGTGATACAAACGGCGCGGGAGCTCGCTACCCACAGTGCGGACATAAAACACTTACAGAATGACATGGACAAAATGATTAAAGATATGGATGAGATAAAAGAAGCCATAAAAGAAATCAGTAAAACCCTGTCTGAAGCTAAAGGTGGGTGGCGTATGTTCATGATCTTTGGTGGTATAGGTGCTGCAATAGGGGCTAGTATGTCTTGGATAATAGATCTCGCAAGGAACTAATATGACTACTAAAAAAACTCCGAATTTAGCTGTTGGTAGAGGTGAAAAACTTCCAGTATCTAAAGGCGCTGGTTTAACTGCCAAAGGCAGAGCCAAGTACAATGCCGCTACAGGCTCTAATCTTAAAGCCCCACAACCACAAGGGGGACCCCGCAAGAAGTCATTTTGCTCGCGCATGGCAGGAATGCCGGGGCCTATGAAAGATGAGAACGGCAAACCTACACGCAAAGCAGCCTCACTAAAAAGGTGGAACTGTGGTAGTAAGTAAACTAACGGGAAGGTAATATGACTCGCCCATCACGCGGTATTTCTGATATACAAGAAAAGGCTAGAGGAAACAAAATGACTAAGTTAAAAGCGGGTATGGCCCCATTAAAGAAAAAAGATACACTTAAAGCTAAAGTAACTAAACGAGCTCCAACTCCAGATATGGCTCAAATAGGTGCTATGCGTTCTGCTGGTTTAGGTGCTGTTCCGGGTTCTCCAACTGCGGCTATGAAGAAAGGTGGATCTGCTTGCAGAGGTATGTACAAAGGTGGCAGTGTTGATGGCGCTGTTAAAAAAGGCAGAACTCGTGGGAAGATAATCTAATGGCTACTACAGTAAAGGCTACAAAAACACCAAAAAAACAGGAAGAGCCTGATGTTGGTCAAGCTGACATTGATAGAGCGATGCTTGATAAACGCAATAAGTACGAGGAAGACATAAGCAAGAAGTTTGGTGTTGGTGACTCACCATATGAAAAATTTAGTGGTCCAGACTACTACAAAGGTAAAAAATGTGGTGGTTCTGTAAAAGGCTATAAATCAGGCGGTACAGCTTCTCGTGGTGATGGTTGTGCTATTAAAGGGCATACAAAAGGTAGGATGATCTAATGGCTACTGAACCAAAACGATACGCCCAACGTGGGACTAAAGTAGGGGAAAAGACTAAACTTAGAAATCTTCCTACCGCTCTTAGGGATGAGCCATCCTATGGTCGCTCTCTTTCATTTAGAAGTGACTCTCCAAAAACTAGTACGGGCGGAAGTGGTGGTTCAAACCTTATTCCAAGAAGCCGCGTAGATATGGCGTCAGGTGACCGTAATATAGGTAGCCAAAAACCAACTGCGGGCCCTAAAAATATAGTTCCTAGAGGAACAAGCCAGCCAGGTCCTGTAAAACCAGAAATGCCAAGCTCTGCTAGAACTATGAAAGACGTACAAGGAACAGATAGAGCAAAGGCTTTATCGGGACCTGCAGAAAGTTTAGCGAGTAAAGCTAGTAGAGTATCTAACTTAAGTAGAGCAGGACTAGGACTTGGAGCTGCACTGTATTCTAAAAATGCAGGTGAAGGCAGTGACTTTAAAGGAAAAGATCGTCCAGCTCCTTACTCA